GATGACGGACTCCGTCACAGACAGCGTTGCATGGGTTGCTCTCACCCGTGGACGTGGCAATGTTTTCCTATCTTGGGATATGAGTAACTCGCGTCCTCGGGCACCTTGGGGTTGTTCGCGCATTCTTAGCGCTTTGGTTGCCACGTCGGCCTCATCATGCACTGCCCTCCTCACTCGCGAAGCTGATCCTCTCGACTTGGTGCCCCACCACGTTTGGTCTCACATCCGCGCTGCCGTGCCTGCCGTCTCCCCGCTCGAACCGCCGCTCGATCTTGTTGGCCTCACCGACGACGACCCGCAACTCTTGGTAGCCATGCAGCACCCGTATTATCGGCCACTCGCACGCGCCAAGGAAACATCGAACCCAGCTCCCCCGTTGACCGTTCCCCAGCACACGCCCGACAAGATTCATGCGCCAGTTTTCGCAGACTACGGTGATGGGCCTTCTCGTGAGCTTTTTGTTGCACACCACGGACGATCCCAGGTTTTCCCGGAACGCAAACATCCTGCTGCCGCCCACCAATCGCGCAACGACACGGCTCTGGAAGCTGCCTCTATTGCTAAACGGCAGGGGTTGGCTTCCGCTGCCGACAACAGGAAGGCGATCGCTAACCCCGGCCACCGTTTTGCTCAATTACGCGATGGCTTCTTGGATCAGTTCCCGACCTTCCGCCGCGTACGTGACTTTGGCTCTCTTCTCGATGAGTGTGCGGATCGTTGTCTGGACTCTTGGCTGGCTTCTCGGACGCTGAAACAGGTCGTGTTGTCTCTCACTGGTGAAGATCCGGACTGGGATGTCAAGCGCACGAAGGTATTTCTCAAGGCACAGGTCGTACGCAAGAGTGAAAAGTGGGGCCTTGAAGCCAAGCCTGGCCAGATTGTCACCACCTTCCCCGCCGTCAAAACTTTCCGGGATGCTGTCTACGCTCTCGCTCTTGAGACTGTCATCCTGCGTGATTGCCCGGCACATGTCCTGCTTTACCTCCGGCGCACTCCTGACGATCTCGTCGATTGGGTGGCCACGCACATGTCTGGGCAAACAGTCTACACCGAGAACGACTACACCGCCTGGGATTCTGGCGTCGATGGTCCGTTCGTGCGTTTCCTTGCTTGGACGATGGAGCAGTTGTCGTTCCC